AAACTGTCCTGTCTGTGCATTGGTTGCTGCACCTAGTGTTCTATTACCACCTAGTGTTACTTTTGCTACAGGTGATGTTGATACATCCCATGATATTGTTGATGCATCTGTTAGTGTTGCTTCTGCATTATACGCACCTACATTAAACTTTGCATTGGCTGAAGATAGTACAAATCTATCTGTACCTCCAGTCTTAAAATCTATTTGGTCATCTGTATCGGCTGTAATACTAGAATCACCATCTACATCTAAGATTAACTCTGCACCATTGATATCTGTATTCATTGGTCCACCCACTGCACCAGATATTTCTACAATAAAGATTGATGCTCCACTTGCAGGTGCTGTGGTAAATGTAATCTGTGTTCCGCCTGAA